TGGAAGACAGAATATGACAAAGGTGGAAGTGCCAGAAGTGAACTTCAGCAACCGGGGTTTTCTCTTGGTCGTGTTGCTGGTGTTGCAGCAGGTCAGCTTGGTAAAGGTTTTGAACAGATGTTTCCTGAAACTGGTCAGGCTATTGAAGATAAGATATCCAAGATCATGGGAGAGAGAGAACGTCAAGCTCTTTTCTTTCCAACTGCTTCACCTACAGAAGAGATTGTTGGAGAATTAGCATCTTATGGTATTGCTGCTGTACCTGCCATTAGAGGTTTAGGATTATTAGGTAAGGGAGTAAGAGCAGTAAGAGGAGTAAAGGCAGCTAAACTTGGAAAGAAGGCAAAGTTTGCTGGTAATGCTATAAAGTATGGTGGTGGGTGGGCTATTGGTACGACTGCTCTTGAAAGTCCAGATGAAAATATTGTTAATTTTTTAGCTACTGATTTTGGAGATAAGAAAATTGTAGGTAATGTAACTGTTAATGATCTAATTGGAAAGTTGGCTGTTGATCCCAATGATTCAAAGTCTGCACAATATCTACAATCATTTGTAAATAATCTTATTACTGAAGGTGCTCTTGGTGGAGCATTTATAACACCGTTAAAAACTGTATATAATGCTTCTAAACGTAAAGGAGCACAGTGGCTTACATCCAGATTTGGATTAAATGATGAAGGCTTAAATATACTAATGGAAAGAGTAGGTGGATTTAAAGGAAATCTTACTCGTGCCTCTGAATTAGCAGAAGAACTAAAGAAAACATTAAAGGTTGAGCTTTCTCCAGCACAACTTAATTCTCCTAAATTTATGAGTGAGGTAGTTAATGCGGCATTAGCTGGTGATAGTCAGGCTATACGAAAGCTTAGAGATCTTGGAGCAAAAGATACTGTAGGACATATTAAACAAATGCGGAAACGTATTAAGGATATGTCGAAGTATGTACAACGTAAAGTAGCACGAGGACAATTGAGTGCTACCATTGGAGCAAATTTAGAAACTTATCTAAATAGATCTTATCGTATCTTTGATGATCCATCTTACTTGCGTAAGGGATTGAAAGATCTTGATCCGAATGTTAAAAAGGCAGCAGAGGATTTCTTCAGAGGAATTAAAGGAGTAGAAGAAGAAGATATTCCATCTATTATGGAGTACTATACACGGGGTATAAAGGATGTAGAATATGATACATTTCTATCTACTTTAAAAGCAGGAACAAGTGCAGCATTAAAGAAAAGAAAAGATATACCTGTTGAAATTCGTAATTTATGGGGAGAAGTAAAAGATCCTGCAAAAAATTATGTGAATACATTTAGAAAACTTGCCAATATAATAACAGAACATAAGTTCAGAAATCAAATAGCAGAAGAAGCTCTGCGAGTAGGAAAGGCTACAAGGCAGTCCAAGAAAGTTCCCGGTGCTCCTGAAGGTATGGATGTAGTTGTTCCGTTGGGAGAAGCAATTGAAGAATTTGGAGAAGAGGGGATAAGAAAAGCTGCGAAAGGAGTAGCAAGTCTTGGTGGTGCTGCTCGTCAATCTGTTGATGATCCACTACGTGGATTGTTTATAGATAAGGCATGGAAGAAAGCCATAGATGATGGTATGGAAGTTAGCATGGGAGATAATGGAATGCTTCGGCATTGGATGAAGCTGAAGGCTTTGTCACAGGCACAGAAAACTATCTTCTCTATACCTACACATGGTCGTAATGTAATGGGCAATGCATTTCTTATGCTGGCAAATGGAACGCTTGATCCACGATTTATGTACAGTTCAGGAAAAGATACTGCAAAACGATTTATGAATCTACAGTCTAAAGAAGGGCGAGCAAGACTTGCACGATATCAGGAACTTGGTATTGTAGATAGTGCTGTTCATGTTCGTTCGTTGGAGAAGGCAGCAGGAGAAGCCTTTCAAAAAGGACCAGATTCTTTTATGGGAAGAATTATAGATGGAACTAAGGTAGGAAGAGGTGCCAAGAAGGTTACTGGAGGATTTATACGAGCGTATGAAGCAGAGGATAATCTGTTTAAGATATGGAATTATGAGCAATTAAAGAAAGCCTATAAAAAAGCTCTTCCTAATATGTCTGAAAGAGATCTGGAAAGATTTGTTGCTCAACGATCCAGAGATATGATGCCTAATTATAACATGGTTCCGAAAGCATTGAAGGGTTTACGTGCGGCACCAATAGGAAACTTCTTAGCTTTTCCTGCGGAGATGGTACGTAATTCAAAGAATATATTAAAGTATGCATGGAAGGATGCATCAGGAGCTACTGCAAGAGAAATGGGTATAACAGATCCTGCAATGATAAGACAACTTAGAAATATTGGATTGAAGAGGGCAGCAGGTATGACTGCGGCAGTTACAGCAGGAGATGCAGCGGTAGAACAAAGTAAATATATCTTTGGAATTAGTGATGACCAAGAAGCTGCGTTGAATAAAACTATTCCAGAATGGGAGAGAGGACACAATAAAATATTCCTTGGACCTATTAAGAAGAACGAAAAGACAGGAAAGATAACAGCAGACTATATGAATCTTGGTCCTATTGATCCACTCTCTTATTGGAAAACTCCCACTAAGATGGTCATAGCAAGGATGATGAATAATCAGAATTATAATGAGGCGGAATTAGATCAGATAATGGGGGATGCTTGGCATCAGGTAATTAGTCCTTTTGCAGATCCTAGTATGCTGACAGAAGAATTGATAGATGTTTATACTGGCAGAGGTGTCGATCCAAATGCATCCATGTTGGAAAAGGGAGTACAGAGTGCAAAACTCGTACTTGGTGGTGCATTTACGCCTGGTACTATTGATTTCCTAAAGAGAAGAATACAATATGAACGAACTAAAGATAAGTTTGGAACTGGTAAAACAAAATATGGTTATGCAATGTCTTCAGGTGAGGTAGATTTCCCTGCATTTCTTGGTGTAAAAAGACAGACTGCTGATCTCTCTCATGGCTTTGAATGGAATGTTCAAGAAGATCTGAAGAATATGAAGAAGTCAAGAAATAAATTTAATAATGCATTGAGAGATTACACCGGGAATGATCCACGAGAAGTTGCTGAGCTTTATGTGGAATCTTTACAGGATCAATATAAAAATGCACAACTTGTTAAAGGTAAGTTGAATGCATATAGAGATCTTGGAATGGAACCGGGAGATATGTATAAAGCATTAACAAAATCTGGTATCGTTAGTAATAAACAGGGTGTGTTTAAAGATCTAATGATGATAGATAATAATAAGTTTATACCACATAGACTTACAAAACAGATGATGTTATTAGCTGAAAAAGAAACAGGTGTACCTATCCCTTATGAAGTGTTGGAAAGAATTTATAAAAGATTTAGTGGTTTAAGTATAGAAGAAGAGGAAGAATAATATGCAGGACATGACCATGATTTGGAATGCCATACTTACAATGGCAGTAGGTGGATTTCTCTGGTGGATACGTACAACCACATCATCCATTACACGAATACGTGAGGAGAATTTAGAAAATAGGGAGCACATTGCTCTGACCTATGCAACCAAGAAGGACGTTAAGGATGACCTACAGCAGATCATGGGAAGGTTTGATCGTCTTGAAGATAAGATAGATGACTATATGAGGATGGATAAGTAGATGCCTGATCCATTACCGATGATAGAATCTAGGATATCTGAGCAATATCCTGAAGCGGCTGCTCTAATACGTAAGTGGGAATCCGTTAATCAGTCTGGTCAGCCACATCTTAATCCTTATCCAGACTATGGTGGTAAGACATATGTAGCTGGATTTGGTAGAACTATTGATAATGCTAATAAGGATATACCGTGGACAGTTGAGCAATCAGAAGAAGACTTAGATGTTCAAATGCTGGAGGGATTAAAAGATATTGATAGATTAGAAAAGGAATTACCAAAAGGTATGCTCTTTACTTTCTCAGAAAGAGAAGCTCTTATTCCATTTATGCAAAATGTAGGATATCAGAATCTTATTGATACGGAAGCTGTAAAGGCTTTAAGGAAAGGTGATAAAAAAAGATTTGCATTTGAACTGTTTGATGCTGAACAAGGATTTACAAAAGGTACGAATGAAGAAGGAGATGAGGTTGTTCTTGGTGGGCTAGTAACAAGGCGTGGAGAAGAAGGATCTTTATTTTTCAGAGAATACAATACAGGTGGTATGGTACAACGTAATCCATATCCATATATGGCAAGACCAATTTAGGGAGTAGTGATGAAGAAACGATGGGAGTTTTTCTCAGAAGACGAGTTAAGATGTAAAGGAACAAGCGAGATAAATATGGATGAGGGCTTCATGGCAAAGCTCGTAGCTCTTAGAAAAGAACTAGATCAACATATAAAAATAATATCAGGCTATAGACATATGGCCTATAATGATGTACTTGGGGGGAATAGGGATTCACCACACCTTCAAGGTAAGGCCGTAGACATTCGATGTCATGGTAAAAAGGCTTACAATATAATCAGGTTGGCTACTGAACATGGCTTTACAGGTATAGGTATAAAGCAACATGGTTCAAAGGAAGATAGATTTGTCCATTTAGATATGGGAAATAATTCCAATTTATCTATATGGAGTTATAAATAAAGAAACGATAAGGAGAAATAAATGGAATGGTCGGACATGCTGAGAACTTCTTGGCCTATTTTACTTGCACTTATTTCTCTTATCATTGTACTGGCAAAGATGCATTCTGATATAGAAGTTATGAAAGAAAAAATCAGAACTCTCTTTGAACTATGGAATAAACGTAACGGTAAATCTAGTTAGAATTTATACTCCTGTTCTATAAATAAGATACCTGTGTTATTGAAAGATACACCATCAATCGTACCATATTTAAAAAAGTTAGGGACGGCTCCTGTTTGTCGCTCCCATCCAAACTTAATACTATGTCCAGCATTAAACTTTCTCTTCACAAATAATCTTAGTCCAGATAAATTCTGAACATCAACATTAAAGTTGTACCTGTATCCTGCTGACCAGCCGGGAAGAGTACTGTATCCCTTCCTGTCTGGAAGAGGCGCTAATGCAGGAGCAGCCAATGGTTCTATCTTTACCTCTTGTGCTTCTGCTGGTTTAGATACAAACCAATCACAAGCAACTAGCGTGAACATACACGCCAATATAATACTAATTATTTTCATTTAATTCTCCCATATAAAAGTTACATTTATTAACAAGTTCATTAACTTTTTCCTTACCAAGAACTTGAAGAGCTTCTACGATTGACATCTCCAATCCTTCCTTTGATACATCTATATCTTTATCACTCTTCGCTCCTCTCACTCTTGATAGGAGTTCCAGTGCCTTGATAGCACTATTCGTATGTCCATTTGCTTTTGCAAATGTATATTGATTTTCTATTTCATCTATAACGTCGATGTTCGTTACAAGTTCATTCT